TTACTCCCAGCACGTCACCGCGACTCAACAGGTCGCTGGTGGCTTCATCTGTGTCAGGGTAGTCTGTGAGGTGCATACCAGGATCTATCTCATATAATTGGCTCAGTCCACGATTGGCCAGTATATCAATCTTGAGATGTTCCAGGTCTTCTACCTCGTTTTTGTCCAGCAAGATCTGGTTATCACCATTTATCAGACTCTTGGGCACACTGTTGCGGAATATCAATATGCCACCACAGTGTTTGCTGATAGCACGTTTCTTTCCCATCAACTTGCGTTCAATACGCTCTGCTTCTGTGGTATCTATATCCAGATCTGACAGTTTGAAGTCGCGTTTGAGTTTGCCTTTAGCACCCATGCGCCTTGCTGCTTCACGCCTGGCTGATTTTTCACGATACATCACATAGTTGCTGATTCTAGCACTCCTGCCAGGCCAGCGATCAAATATGCGTTGCATCACTATGTGTTGTGCCCAATGCGGAAAATCTATATCCACGTCTGGCAGATCGTCTCGATGCGGATTTAAAAACCGTGCAACTGGTATTCCCTGCAGTACTGGATCTACATCTGTAATACCCAGTGCCCAGCATACTATGCTGCTACCAGCAGAGCCGCGTGTCATGTGTGGTATGTCTATGGTGAGTGCTAGTACTTCACATATCTGTAAGAAGTATTCGGTAAATCGCAATCGTAATATGATATCAAGTTCTTCTGCAAGTCTATCTTGATATTCAGATGTATCCGGAACCGTTCTCTTAAATGCTGCTAATAATCTTTCAAGTTGATGTAATGAATCTTTAGGTAAATGATTTGCCATGATGCTGCCTTGTTTGCCAATAATGCCTGTACTATTAATTTATGCACTTTTACAAGCAATGATTGGTTTTTTGATATTATACAACCGTAACAGTTCTCGATAAATACTTTTGGAGCAGATATTTGCGTAAACAGACTCGTAGCATACTTGATGAATTAAGTCAGATTGGTACAACCAAAACCAGTGGGCTTGTGCTTGAAAATCGTGCTAACCACATCATTAATAGTGCTATTAACCTCATAAACACACTGCGCGAGCAGTATGATGGCCCCGAAGCAGAAGAACTGGAACGCCGCCTCCTTAATAGTATTCGCACCCAAGAGCCAGCAAAATTTGCCAGAGGTCTGCGTCGAGTTAACGAAAGCCGCTCGTAACATCTGCTTTTTTCATCTTCAGCATAAATATTATTAGCGTGAATAACGCATTATTTTTTGGAGAACTAAAATGGCAGATTTTTATCGTAAAAACGGCGATGCCGGAACAATCGGAACTTTCCAAAGTTTCATTGGTAAGACACTTCGTGCAGTTGCAATCGTTGTAAAAGACGCAGGCACTTCGGCAGTAGACCTTCGTTCAGAAGTTGGTGTAAACCTTGCAGTTCCTGCAATCCTACAAGCAATAGAAAGCAATGTAAGCGTTCTAGCTTACCAGGTCCAGAACACAACATCTGGTCAGATCAGCTTGTTGTTGGAAACCGCTAATCACCTAACCACCACAGACATTGCAAACATTGTAAAGGCTGGTGGTGCAAGTGGCATTTATGGTAACAACAGTGTTGATGCGACCACTACAACTTGCACTGACGTTGGTTTCAAACTAGCACTCAGCTAAGATTTTATAGTGGCAACTATAATAATATAAAAGGGTGGGGCTAACCACCCTTTTTTTATCTGCAATTTTTGTATAAACTAAGTAGATTATCATGATTAAAGTTTATACAACGTTCGATATATCCAACAGCGGCATAGGCCGTAAAAACTTCCAGACACTTAAACAGATAATCAGCATGCGATGCCAACCTGAAATAATTGCAGAACCTGTTTTGGTAGTGCGTGATGAAAACATACTAATACATCCTTTATCTGCTGATGTTTACATGTTTGGGTTTACTGCTGATAGACCAGAAGTGTTTAGCAATTTCCACGACAAATTACATTACCTAAAACAAGATAGTACAAACATACCCATGCTAATTGCCGAGTCTTTGGAATTTTTTAAAATAGAAATGATGACTGCTGATTCAAATACTGCAAACATCATTTACGTGATTAACTCGTTATAATTGTTTTATATCTGCGATAAATACTCTGTTCAATACAGGATATTACTATGACTATTAGACAAATAGAAAGAACAAGTCTAGAAGCCCACGTTGATCTGTGTGCTGAACGTTATGATAACATGGAACAAAAAATGACAACTATGGAAACAAGACTGGCTAAAGTCGAGACCATAGTAAGCGATATCAAAAATATGTTAGTTGAAAAAGAAACTATAGCTTACAGAAAACTCATCAGCTTTGGCATTGGAATTATTGGCTCACTACTTACGGCTTTATTGGGAATGGTAATGTATATTATGAAAATACACAACTTTTAAATAGCACTTTACAGGAGAGTTTGCTATAGTATGAATATGGTCATAAAAACTCTCACTCATTACGATAAAGTTGAACAGTTTGTCCAACAACAAATAAGAGATATGGTTGGTTCGCGCACGGTTGTTGTGCGGGCTACAAAATCTGGTTATTCTATCGGTAATATGGATGTAATCAACGGCGACACTGCTTGGTTGCTAAAAGACCGCACTGGCAAAACTTTACAGGCGTTTAGGCAAAGGCGTATTGCGCTTTTGACTGCTGCCCTGCTGTTTACAAATAAAACCAGTCTAGCTGGTGAAAGTCGAAGTTTAGATACTCAATATGACATGTTTTTGCATGATTTTATGATATATAAACAGAGATTAGAGCAGGATCCAGATAATATGATTATGCAAGATCGTTTCGACCGTGTGAAATACGAGTTAGAAACTATCAAAAGTCGTATTATGGAATTAGAAAAAACTGCCAACTTACAATAAATATATATAAATGCAAGGAACAAGGCATGTTTGTAAAAGAATTTGGTCGCATAAAAGCTCAGGACCTAAACGAGCAATTAAACAAAGTATACAAGTGGCAGCTTGATCTTACCAAGATCACTGAATCAGATGCAGCTAGCATGATTTCAACACTGCAGACAAAAATCAATCGTTTGCGTACCAGCGGCAACTCTCACAAAATTGAACGTAACCCAGAATTTATGGAAGCAGTAACAGTTACACGAGTGCTTGAAGCTTGGTTAACTGAGTTGTCATCAGGTCGTCGTCCTCTTAGCGAGCGCGAACTTACTCCTGGTGAAATGAAAAAACGCGAACACTATGTAAAGAGTATGAAGAAAGTAAAGCCAGATTTTGAAAAACGTTATGGTAGCGATGAAGGCGAAAACGTCATGCATGCCACAGCTACTAAAATGGCTAAAGAAAAAACTGCTGAAAGCGCAATGAACATCCTAAAGTTTGCTTTGCTAGAAGGTGATATCGATCAAGCTAAAGTGACAATGGCTGCACGTGATATGGCAGACAGTGTACAGGATATTGTTAGCAAAATTAGCGAAATGCAAAATGAAAAACTACCTTCGCTTATCACAGCTATGAAAGATGAAGTGGGTGTTGATCAAGCAACTCAATTTAACAGCAGTGCTGGTCAAGCATTGTCTGCACTATTGGATGCAGCTAACCAAGCTAGAGATGCCCTAGACAATGCTAGCCGTGGTGTTTATAACACTGATATGGGTGGCGGTATGGGCGGCGGTATGGGTGCGCCTACTGGCGGCATTGACGGCGGTGCTGATATGGGTGGCATTCCACCAGTAGATGGTGGTGATGATCTTGGTGACGACAGTGACCTAGACGCAGTTGATGCAGCAACTGGTGGCGATAGTGAAATGGGTCGCGGTAAGAGAATCTAATGCGTTTATTAGAAGTGGCTCCGGATTTCGTTAAAAGTCAAGCTGGAATATTGATGACAATATTGCAGCATCTTGAATCTAAGACGAAACCCGGAACCAAAGTTCCCATTGCAAATATTCAAAAACTAATGATGAATGCTGGTTACAGTTTTAATAACCAAGAGCTAACCAGTCTTATCAATAACAGCCCATACCTTAAGAAGATTGTTACTTCGCAAGACGAAACCTACATCACTATTGGTGGTGAAGAGCAGAAACCTTTACCTGATGGCCCTCAAGGTGATAAAGAAACTGCAGTGGTAGACAAGATGGCCAAACACGCTTTAAATAAATAATCTATGCGTGTAAGTGATATTAAACAACTGGTAAATTCCAATAAAACACTTAATCCAGACATCTGGCAAAATGGTCGTATGCGTCCAGAAATACGCCTTGCGTTGTTTCGTATTGCCAAAGAGTTTGTTAACTTTATAGCAGTAAAAGATCTACAGTTAACTGATATAACAATCAGTGGTAGTAATGCTGCTTACAATTATAACAAAGACAGCGATATAGATCTGCATCTTATTGCCAACAGTAATGGTCCGTGTAAAGAAGATTTAATAGAATTGTTTTTAAGTAAAAAATCTCAATTTAATGATCAATATGATATAATGATTGGCAATCATGCAGTTGAGGTATATGTGCAAGATGAAGATGCTGCTCATATAAGCAATGGCATCTACAGCATCTACAATGATATGTGGATTAAAAAACCCAAACACAATAATCAACGTCCTGATGTTACTAATATTGAAGATAAATTTCAATTTTTAAATAGTCAGATTACCCAGGCAATAGAAAGCAAAGACAGCAAAACCATAAGAGAACTTAAAGCCAGTATTAAAA